TCATATCGCCTTAAAATCCAATCGGCCTAAATTGTCATTTATAGACTTAATGATACTTTCCTGTATCAAGGTTCCGCATTGGGTTGTTAGTTGTATAAAGTGATCTGTATCATTATCTGATACAATTCCGTACTTGTTCTTCCAGTTGCAAAAAGAGTTCTCTATATCCCGCAATCCTGCCAACATGATTAATAACTCCCTTGTCTGTCCACTGATGACTGCGTTACGCATGGTATCGACGCTACGATGTTCGATTACTTCTACTGTCTGCTCATCTTGTTTTAATTCGGTTGTTTCCATATAAAAAAAGTTTATTGTTTAACGATGTTCGGAATAGCGGGAATCCTCCCGGACACGTCCGCTACCGGTGGGATAGCTTACTTTCACAAGCGGCTGCCCCGTCTATAATTTAACAAACAAATAACACCCTATTTAGGGATAGGGTAACTCGGAGCGGATAAACCGCCCCTTTTAACTACATACTTCTACCAAGTTCGCCCGCTTAAAAGAGCGATATTCCTGTCTCTCGGTGTCATAGTACGTTTGCAACGTCTCATTTGCCTTTCTTCCTGTGCCCTGTGTCGGCGGTAGTATAGACTCTTTCAGTGTCCCGTATGCCTCTCTAATCGTCCCGTCTACCTTGCGGAAATAAAACCGCACGATCCGATGTTTCATTTGCGCTCTCAACTTCATATTTGCCCATGCCGTTTTGAGAGCCTCCGACATCGTATATCCGTTACGTTTTACAAACTGCCATGCAAGGCTCATAATCTCGCTTAATTGTGTTCTGTTCTGTGTACTCATATCTTTATTTATTTTGTTGGTCTCTATTAAAGTGGACCGGTTTTTGTTTGCCCCGTGACCGGTCCACCGTCTCATGCTGTTTTGGAAGAGCACGTGTATTTGGTGTATCAATCTCCGCAATAACGCCCGCTTTGGCTTCTGTAATACTCCGTTATCCCTCTTTCCATTGTTGCGTCAAATACAACCGATTCGGGCTTTTGTGCGGGTTCCGACTTTTTCATTAACCGGCGAGCCTCTTTTTCGGCTTTGCGGGCTTCCGCTTTCATCTTAAACCATGCATTCCTCAAACAAGCACTGAACGATTGGCAGAACTCACGGCCGAGAACCGAGATAGAGCGTTTATACATTACCCATGCCATTTTGAAAAGTTGCGATTTGTCGATTTTCGTTTTCATATCTTTGTTTGTTTTTGTTTGATGTGACAAAAATAAAGCTATAACTTTGATTATACAATATATAATTAAACTTTTAGCTTATTATTAACAATAATTAAATAAAGCGATAACTTTAATTTCAAACAATAGGTCTATGTTTGCACAAACCAATTAAATAAAGCTATGAGTTTAAATATTAAGAAAGTAATTAAAGAACACGGGTTAGAAGTTCGTGAAGTTGCTAAAAGAATGGGGATAACTCCTACTGGATTAAGTCAACATATCAACGGCAACCCATCTGTTGAAGTTTTGGAACGCATATCTAATGCCATAGGCTGCGATATATCTGAACTATTTGAACGCCCCAATAGCGATACTACTGTATTAACGTGCCCTAAATGCGGAACCAAGTTAAAGGTAACCGAGTTAAAAGATTAAGCCATGAAAGACAGATTTATTATAACTACAACTGGTACAATAGAGAATTGTCCTATAAAAAGATATATTGATACAATATGTTCAAATATTGTAATAGGTACTAATGTGTTTTCTGATTTTGTAGCATCGTTTACGGACTTTTTCGGCGGGCGATCTGGTTCATATAAAAGAAAACTTCAAATTATATATAATGAAGCATCAGAAGAATTAAAACAAAAAGCTATAAACTTAGGGGCAAATGCCATTGTTGGATTTAAGATTGATTTTGACGAAATATCTAGCAAAGATAAATCTATGTTTATGGTATCTGTTTCTGGAACAGCTTGTGTTATAGAAAAAAATGATGAAGATATTAAAGCCGTGGATTGTCATTCTCAAATTTCATCAATAGATCTTCAAAAAGAAATTCAGCGAAGATACATAGTATCACAAATAAAAAAATCTTCACTAATATGTGAGGAATGGGTGGAATTTTTATTAGAAAACCCTCAAATAGAAATTGTAGAGGATCTTATAAAAAGGTATATATCCTTAGATGTCAATTATAACGCTAATGAGATAAAAGAGGCAACTAATATAAAACGAATTATATCTGTAATTCCTGCAAATCATATTATTCCTTTTGTTTACAAATATTTTGAACATAAAAAAATAAGAGATTTGATTGAGGAATTTCATTTATTTGATTCCAATTCTATTTACGAAATAATCAAATCAAAATTACATACTGGAATACATTTGCTATCGGCGACAAAAGAATATTACGATGCAAATGATTTACAAGGTATGAAAAAGATATTGGAATATTTAGATAATCTTCCAAATACTGGCAATATTGAGACTGTAAAAGGAGGACTATTTTCTAAATGCAACGAAAAAAAATTTATATGTGAAAATGGGCATAAAAACTCTATTGATTTTCTCTTCTGTGAGAAATGCGGGATAAATATTAAAGGACTGAATGAAGAAGAATTGAATATAATCGAAGAATTTAAGGAAAAATGTAATATTATTGAGGATTACATCGATTGATAAAATAATATTTTTAATTGAGGGAGTATGTCCAATTTTGGTGAGACCCTTTATTTTATACCTCATCAATGAGAGATTAAACGGTGATTCGGATAATACGCAACTGCCTGCGTATTTAAATATTTTACCTTGCCGTAATCATGCCGTAATTTCCGGGTATTATGCTTTTACATATACCATTTTTGGGGTATGTAAAATACATCTTTGATGAGGTATATAATTAAACATTTGATTTATAGGTTTTTCGGAATTCCGACAGGGGTATTTATAAACTCTACCGCTTGCCGGTAACAAAGGCGTAAAAAATATTCCGTTTTCCGGCAACATTTTATATTAAAATATTCCATTTGTTAGAAAGGAAAAATCCCCGCAAACTGATAAACAATAAGTTACAATCTTAGTTTTAAATCCGTAGATCTTACGGAATTAAAAAAGTGAATGAATTTCATACACTTTTATGCAATTATCCTTATATTTGTAATGTATCTCCGTCTGAGCGGGCGGAGAGGTTGAGCACTATTGGAGTCCCGCTTGCACATGGATTGTGTGGGCGGGCTTTTTTAAATACCCCATTTTCGGGTATTTACATACAAGCTATAAATTTTTAGTATTTCTATCTATACTACTTAATTTTTCAGAGAGTTGTCCGAACATCTTTCTTTGAAGGGTATATATATCCTCCAAATAGCTATTTATTTGCACCATTTGGATAAGCGTATTATTAAATCCTGCTTGATTGATTTGAAGTAGTGAATTTGTGACCATATTCAACAAAACAAGTTGTTCCTTGCTCACTTCTCCCGCTATCTGCAACGCTGTAAACCGGCCGTTTAATTCCGTTGCTGTATCTTGTGACATGGTTTCAGAACCTCCGGCTGTCGACTCTTGTTCGGTGGTAGAACCTGTTCCAAATTGTGCATTGATAGCGGCGGCTCCCGCTTCGGCTCCTTGAATGATTGAATTTTTTAGGTTATCCAGTGCGGACTGTTCTTCCGGGTCGATTTCTCCGTCTCCTGTTGCCTCCGCCCACATCTCATACCATTTGCGCATTTCCGGTTCATATTGCTTTACATACATGGCTTTAATGAGAGCTTTTCTCATATAGTCTGCGATGTCGTCCGCAATGTCCTCCGCTCCTTTCTCCACATCATACAAGGACTCTAATATGTCATCGGAGAAAGATTCAAAAGATATGCCTGTGGCGTTCTCCATCTCTCGCTCTGCCGTCGATTTAATATTATTCTCCGCTTCGATAATCTGCTTTATGTATTCTTGCGCTTCACTATCCAGCTGTGATATAAATAGAGGAGCTTCCGACATTAGTTTTTCTAATTGCTCAACGGGAAGGTTAAATAAGTTAGTCATGTTTTTTGACATCATCATAGCCAATTCTTGCGCAGATATACCTAGTGCGGATGCGGCTTGCTGCCAACCGGCGGCGGACATACCGTAAAAATCTTGATACCCTTTCGATTTTTCCCCGGATTCCCTAGATTTGTAATATTGTGCTCCTAATACCCGTGCCGAATCTGCCTGTTTCTTGTATAATTCTATCGCTTTGTCATAGGCAGCCTGTGCGTTTTCTCCCGCCAGCGAATCGGCCAATTCCAATTGTTTCTCGATTATCTGATCCAATATATCTATATATGACTCGTACACCTCCTTTGCTTCTTCGTACTTTTCATACGACGACTCTTGTCTAAATAAGCTTACTATTTTTGTTGCTACTTGCAAGGCTGCACCTACAATCGACAGTATTACGGAGGCTTTTTCTACATTCTGAATTGCCGTAGATGCAGCTTCGGCCGTTCCTGACATGGCAGTAGAAGAACTATTTGCAAGTGTTACAATACCATCAATCATTTGTAACGTAGAAGAGGAGATACTTCCGGCTGCGGATATAATTTCACCGACCGTTCCCCCTATTGTATCTCCAAGTTCTTCAAACTCTCTTTCTACCTTAGATAAAGTTTTATACAACTCCTGCCACTCTTTAATACTTCGTTTATCCGGCGATGTGCTTTCTTTACTTTTTATATTGGCGATTCGGTCTTTCGTTGCCGTTACCTTTGCACGCTGCACTGCAAGTTCGTTTCCGTTTGTCCCTCCTTCATTTTCCATGCGTGCTAATTCCTGTTCCGCTTCGGTAAGCAACCGTTCCAGTTCGTCCAAACTCATATTTGTTATACTATTTGCCCACGTCTGGAAAGAAACTTCACGCATGGCAAATTCTTTATCAATAGCGTTGTATGCTTCCTCTCGCTGATAAAGCAATTCAGCCTTTTGCGCCTCCGTACCTCCCGCTTTTTCCAGATTTGCTAAATCATTCTGGTATTTCTTTTCAACGCTTAAACGCTTTGTTGTATAGTCTTGATACTTGGCGAGAATATTGTTATAATAATTTGCCGTTTCGTCGGCCTGCTTCTGTTTGGTGTATTCTGACATGTTGTCAAACATCGATGTATCAACAGAGACAGAGGAAGGGTCAAACGCCTTTTTCTTGTAGTTCTTATCTTTGGCGGCTTTGGCGTTCTCCTCTGCTTCAAATATTTGTCTTTGCGCCTCCGTAATTTTACGGATATATTCCTGCTTCTGTCTTTCGATGTCTTGTAATTCTATTTTGTTGTTCAGTTCACGTTGCGCCATTTCTTTGTCTATGCCGTCCTCCATCGCATTTATCCGAGCCTGTTCTACTTGGTTCTCCAAATCCGTATCAAGTCGTATTCGTTCACTTGCATTTTTTTTACGGAGTTCTTTAATCCTGTTCAGCTGGTCGGTATAGGCGTTTATGTCAGTCGATCCAGTGGAGTTTGCATTGGAAAGAGCAAAAGCACCTACATCGATAGATTTTATTACTGCGTTATTTGCATCTTCAAAATCTTTCATTGCTTTTGTATTATTCTCCAACGCCTTAGCCCTGCGATTGTATTCTTTTGCTTCTGCCGTTAACGCCGTAACCTGTTCCGCCTTTGCCCCCATTGTGGGACTCGTTATCATGTATTTTGTTTCTGTCGCAGTTCCCGCCTTTGTACGTTCCTTGTTCCTATTAAGCCAATTAGTATCCGCATTTATCGCCTTTTGTAATTGATACATTTTACCGTAATTCTCCTATACAATTTTCATTGCTGCTCTTGCCTGCGCAACCTTCAATATGTTTTCGGTCAAATTTTGGTAAGCATTAGCCGCATCCCCTACTAGAATAGCCTCGTTTGTCAAATTACTGAAAGATTCGGGATATTTCCTTTGTAATTCGTCTGCTGCTGCGTTTCGCTCCTTTAAGGATCTGGTTTGGTCTTGTGTAGCTTTATATAAAATATCCAACTCCACACGCTCCGCCGCCGATTGTTTTGCGGCTTCGTCCATAACCCGGCTTAAATTCCGTACATTAGTCGCTGTTTTATCCACAGCGGCAGAAGCTCGGAATAATGTACTGATCCACTCCGTAATCTTGTCTCCATACACGACAAGCAAAGTAGTTGCGACAGAAAGCCCCGTTTGTAAACTGAATACAGATTTTAATAGCTGCTTCCACACAGGTATGGCACTTTTCCCGGCTTCCATTAGCATTTGGTATTCTTTTCGAGCCGACGAGAGGGCATCTTGAAATGGACCTATGTTATTACTTATCGCTAAAAAAAACATTTGTGGACCGAATGCCAGTGCCGGAAGTTCTCGTGCTATTTGTGTGACACTGAATCCCAAAGCATCGAATCTGTTTTTTGCTCCTGCCGCATATTTGTTCATTGACAAGGATGCATTGTCTAGCTGTGTTTGGGTCTCCTGCAAATTTTTCAGTAGTGCAGCCCCTTCTAAGCTCTCCCTTTGAACTCTGGATAGGTTCATGTAGTCGGTAGTAAGTAGTAGCACTTTCGCATGTAGCCCGGCAATAGAATCTTCTGCTATCTTTCCGGCTACACTTTCAGCTCTCAAATTAGCTTCATTCTCTTGTATAGCTTTTGCGAGTTCGTCGTGGAGTACAGTTAATCGGGCTTGTGACTGAATATATGAATCCAAATCCATATTGCCCTCTTCGTAGAGTGTATTTAATCCAGATTGCATCTTTTCTACCTGCTGCAAAGCGAGTATATTGCTCTGTATGTCTTTCGTGTATTGTTGCGCTTCCTTAGACATTTTGTTAAATGCGTCCCTGCTTTGTTGGTCCAGCCGTTTAAAATTCTCTCCCAATAACGAAAAATCGATGTCTTTACCGAGGTCTATTTTAGTGTTGTTAGTCTTATTATATACCTTTGAAAGCTCATTTTGAATTTGATGTATTTTCTTTAATACATCGTCATTCGTTCCTGTAAATTTAAAATTTATTCCTGACATACTTTCTTATTATTTTATTGGTTTATAATGTCGTCAATCCTTGAAAATACTTTTGATTAGTTTCATGTTTGCCGGGTCATCGGCATTTATTACGGCTCCTCCTTCCTTTAAATGTGCCGCCTTCCATTCTTCTTTGGTTAAACAAACGCTATCTGTGTGGTCGTAGAATAACATTTGCAATGAAGTAAGATTTATACCCCATACAACATAGTCCATAGTCCAGCCATAACGGGCACAAGCAAAATCTATCAATCCCCCAAATATGCTATTTCCCCCAAATGTTACTACATGATCCTTATTTCTAACTTTGGCTATCTTTCTCCGATTTTCGATTTCCCTGTCTAAGCCGAAATGTTTAATAAAATCTTGCAAGTCCGTATTTGTGATAACCGTAAAAAAGAGCGTTGCCAAATCCTTTATATCAACATTATTAAGAACGGATTCCCGTTCTTTTAGTAAATCCTCATTAAAAATATCTCTTTTGCTTCGTATTGTACTGTATGCCAATATTCGCAATACTACGTGCTTATTTCCCTCACATAATTTTATAACCTCCTCGAACGGTTCGTTTTTTGCGCGTTCCGGGTCTATATTCAACTGTTTTTTCAAGCTACCTAAAATAAGCTCCCGCCCCAAAGTTGGGGGATAGATGCAATATTCTTTGCCGTCTACTTCAAACCGTACCGGCACATCGCCCAGTACATCACTAATTTTTTGTGAAATCTTTTCCATACGCTTAAAATATTTCAAGTTTATCTATTTCTTCTTCAATCTTCGTTTTTAATTTCCGTTCTACTTCCGGCCATTTTCCCCTTGCCCATAACTCCGCTGATGCAAGTACGTCCTTATTATCCATCGCTTCTACAACCCCCGCATAATTCATTCCGGCGACTACAACGAGCGAAAAATCGGAACTTTCGGCAACGGTCTTTGAAGTTTCTTCTAAATAATTTTGTCCTTCTTGTTTTCCTTTGCTTCCGTTCCCTTCCGGTGCGGACGTTGGCATAAAGCCTCCTCTTTGGGCTTCTTTTCCTTCATATAACACAATATATCCTACCGAGCTACGCAAGTTTCCGGTATGGTCGTACCAACTTTTATCACCTGCTCTATCACGAATTTTTGTAACGCATTGTTCACCGAGTTCTGATAAAGCCCGAATAGTAAGACGCTTGATTATCTCGTTACATTTTACGACATATCCGGCCGGGTCAATCCTCTTTGCCATTCTCCTCTCCTTTCCGCTTCTGTTCGAGCCTATCGGCCGCATTCTTAATTATTCCCGCCAATATACGAGCGTATGACACGCTTAAATCACGATAGACATTGCCGACATGGAGACGGATAACTGTTCCGGTGTCCTCAACTCTGACATGTCCGTATTTTACACGTTTCACCATAACAACTATTTAATTACATTATAAACATCTCTCTCGCTTATCTCTTTTCGATTTGCGGAGGTTTCTCCTTGAAAAGGATAAATTAACTAACCAAGAAAGAAACGCTCTTAAATCGCCTTATTTGGCTTTATTTTTCAAAAAAGATAGGGGTATAGCCTTAAACGATACCCCTATCTGCGTCCTTACGTGGGGTTGCGTGCAGCTTCACACGCCTATTTTGCCGTTTTTCCCTGTTTCCGGCTCTGTATCTTCATCATCTGGCAAAGACTTAATGAGCTCTAAAAACAAATTATCCTCTTTGCTGTTGAGTTCTTCTAAATCTCTTGTATTAATTACACCGTTCTTTAACCACTTTAACAAGATAATGCGCTTTTGGCGATCAATTTGTATTCTCATCTATTCGGCTCCTTTCTTCTTCTTTATATTGGTTTGTAAGATTTTTTAAAGCCTCCACCCATTCCTCGTCCTCGCCCTTTATGGGTAAATCTCCCGTATTGAGTTCACCTTTTTTTAGCCATTTGAGTAATATTATTCTTATTTCCCTATTTAGTTTCACTTTCATCTGAAATGCCATTCGTTAATTTATTGACAAGTTCGTCCATCTCCTCGTCGGTCAAATCTTCAAATTTGATGTTGTTTGATGTTTCCCTTTGCTTAGGAACTACATATTCCAACAACTTAAATAGGAGTTGTAGCCTATCTTTGGGTTCTAGGTCTTTCAAATCGGATTTCATTTGCTTCCAATTAGCACATAATGTTTCTGAAATCCATTCTTTTGCCGTCTGGGTCGTCTTGTTGGGAGTTCCTTTTTTTCTTCCTCCTGTTTTTTCGGTTCCTTTTTTTCTTCCCATTTTTCTATTTATATCTATTTTAAAAAAATCCTCTCTTTTTCCCTTCTTCCGCAATATAGTCGTCCGGCTCTATTTCACCCTCCCATTTTTTTCTATTTCTTTCTATTTTAGAAAAAAATTCACATTTACCAGTCCTTAAAACTTCTTCTACCTCATAGCTACAAAGCGGATCCGGCAAAACCGTTTGGTCTCTTGCGGCACATACGACTGTATAGCCGTCGTACTCGTTGAAAACCGGGATCTTATTTGGGCAATTATCACAAATAACCATATTCCTAAATTTGAGGGTAGCACTCTAAATGGGTGCTACCGTATGGAATTATTAGACGAATGTGCCGGCCAGATTATCCAAAAAAGCATCTTCTTCCGGGGATAACTCCTCCGGCTTCATGACCCCGGCGATAGCGTCTATCTCCTCATCGGTATATGCATCCCGTTCGCCTATCGCCTCTCTCAGCCGCTTTTTTATTCTTTCTACTTTTTCACGGGCTTCTTTTTCGGCTTTGTCGTATTCGTTACCAAATACACCTTCACCTTTCCCTGCCATAACATCATTTATTGCCTTGTCCCATTCTTTTTCCGCTTCTTTTAGTTCGTCTTGCAGTGCAAGTACTTTTACTTCTTCTTTTCTCATAATCTTGTGTTTATAAACAGTTAAACATTCTTTTCATTTCTATGTAGGCGTTGTATAAATCTCCTCTCGACACCAAAAATTCCTCTTTACCTGCTACGTCGCTTACAAACTTACCAGCCATATAGACCTCTTCTATTTCCGATCCCATCTTGTTGAGCAAATCCCGTGTTCTCAACATTAGGTTTTCCGTCTCTTTGCGGGTTAGCGCATACACACAACACCCGGCAGTGACGAGTACCCGCTCGCCGTCTGCTTTAATTTTAAATTTTACTGTTTTTTCCATTTTTCAAATTGTTAAATATTGGTTTTTGATTGTCTGGGCTAAAAAGGCAGAACAGATTCTCCCCCGTCTTGTAGGTTGCCAGTATCTCCCGTTGCCAGCTTGGTGGCGATGGCTTCTGCAAACTCTGCATATCGTTCCTGTTTGGTCTTGGAATTAGGTTTTTGATGGATTCCGGATTGCTCATCTCGTGCTCGTTTTAGTTCGATTCTTAACCAGCGGGCAAAGTGTTGTTGTGCATCGCTGACGCTTTTTCTTGCAATACCCTCGTTTTGAAGTTTACGGATATATGCCTCGATATATAACCTTGATTCGCTCTCGTCGATGTGGTTGTTCATCGATAGCGTTTCTATCCACATTTGATTTGAGAGTAGTTCTTCACGTAGATCTGTCAGTGGCTTGTCAACGTCTTTGCCAAAATCTTCTTCTTTTTCTTTGCTTCTCGATAGAGAAGTTTCTTTTAAATCATTATCATATACATTATCATTATCATATACAGTTACGTTTGTTACATCATGACAGCATTTGTTAGTTTTGTTATCATTTGTTACGTTTGTTGTTTTTACACCGTTTCCAGTATTTCCCTTTACATACCTCGATGCCATTCCCTTTTTACCGGCCTCGCTCCGCTTGGCTACAATATCATTGTACTTATTCGTATTGTAATCTATTTCTTTTTTAATGAAGGAGAATGCCATTTTAGCCATAGGTTTCAGCTCCGATAGTGTCCCCGTTGCAACATACTCAATAATTGCATCGTACACTTCAAGTCTGACCTCCGCAGGATAATCCAATAGTATCTCTTGCCATTCAACATTAAAAATGAAAGATTTCTTTTTCGAATTTACAGCCATTACAATATCCCTTTTTTAAGTGTCTGATTTGTCCGATTGGTTGTTCTAATTTAGTACTATGTTATTAAGTGGATCCGTTTCCTCTAAAATCGTCCATTCAGGGAAATATCCAATAGATTTTATTACGCTCTCACCCACCTTGTTCTTCATATCTTCCAGTGAGTTAAACCCGATAGCCCTCGCAAATCCGTTGTCTATTTTCAATTCTTTCAGATTCGTATTTTTCCATATCTTAAAGGTGAGCGGTATGTTATCAAATCTGTTCTCGACAACTATTTTATACTTGCTCGTTTTTTCTATTGTTTTTGCATTTCTTTTCATATCTTTGTATAATTATAACACGTTTGATTGTTTCCTTAAATAATTGAGAATCTCGTCAAAACCGCCCATACATAACTGCTTGCAATACGAGGGTATGAGTACTTTTGCGCCCTCCAACACTATAAGCTCTATTTCCGACGGTATGATTTTCTCGGCTTCCGATGTGGAGGTCTCGTCTTGGTGAATTATGAACAGAAAGCCGTCGTTTTCATACCCATATAGCGGGTTAGGCTTTTCTTTACCTTTAACTGTATATGTTTGTACCGCCGGGGCATAGCCATACGCATAACCGCTCAATTTCCCATCTATAAAATAATCCTTCAATCCCGTGAAATTTAGGCTGTTTTTGGCTTGCAGCCTCATCTGTGGCGCACTTGATTTGTAGCTCGTTTTAGGAACGAGGAACATAGAGACACGACCGTCACGACCTTTTAGTTTTTCCATAGGCGCATAGTTGCCGGCGGTCGCCGTAATCACATACTTAGGTGTTTTACTGCCGTTTCTCTCCAACGACAAACGGGCATAATAGATAATATTGGGGGTTATCATTTTACACCCCCTTTCATGCAATATTCTTGCGCTTTTTGCCCGACCTCATCGTCGGTAGATACCCGGTTACTCTGTAACCATTGTTCAAGTTCGGAACGGTTAAAATAACACATTTTACCGGTTGGGCTTTTGTAATGTGGGACTTTACGAGCCATCGTCAACTTGTACAGATAGCTCATCGATATACCCATGTACCGGGCTGCTTCTTCACTTGTCAATACTGTTTTTGTAGTTCCGATAATGTTTGCCGCAATATAATCGGCAACCTCCTTTGTATTCTCCTTCATATTTTTTTTGATTTGAGAATTAAGGCTTCTGGGCTGAGGTGCAAGGCTCGCCCGTCTTTACCCGTTGTAATCTTCTGGGATAGGCTTGCACTCGCTATCCATCTGAATACAAGGTCAAAGTAAGGACATAAAACGCAACAAAGGAAATAATAAAAATAGCCTTTAATTGCCATTATATATTAGACAATTAAAAGCTATTAAAATCAACTTGGAAATACTTTTTACTTGCTTTCTAATGCTTGTTTTGCTCCTCTCAACTCATCATCAGAGTATGTATTTCTACTTAGACAACTGTTAAAATTCTGTTTGCTTACAATATTACCAAATTCATTTATAAACTGGGTGTAGGTCGGCTTCTGGATCATTCCCATTTGGATAGCGGCTTTAATGTATAAAACAGCTTGTTTATCTCCTTTGCCGTCAATTAAGCTATGCAATTTCCCTTTTGTGATTTCCCTGTCGCTAACAAGTATATCGTCAAATGGCTTGCTTGGTCTCCCTTTTTTCTTTATTCTGGTTGTTAAATGCTGTGGATTTGTAGGAATGCTGCTATCCTGTATGTTTTTTGGGATATAATCTCTTTGTATTTCCTCTTTTATTGTTTTTGAATTGTTTTTTATTTCCTTTTTGTATTGTTCAATCCCGTCAAACTCACTCCATATATCAGTATCTTTTTGCAAACTGTATATAAAATTATTATATCTTATTAGCTTATCCAGCAAAATAGCCTCATCGTATAGTTCAGCATCCATAAGCATCTTTATTGTTGGTAAAATCTTATCTCCAAAACCCACTTCCCCAAAACAGGAAAGCAAGAAAGCCCTGTTTATTTCATTACTGTAATTCAGCACATTCTCATTTAGTTCTACTATAAATCGGTTTCCCCTGTCTTCAAATTCTTCCTGTGTCATAGGCATAACAGGGATAGGAGTTGTTATACCCCTATCTGTATCAATAACAGTTACAGGTGTGGGTATAAAGGTTGTAAAGCCGGTATCATCTTCGATTGGCGCAGATTTTATTTCCGTTCTTTTGGGTGTTATGCCATAAAAATAGGCAAACAACGCTTTGTATGATCTTGCAAACTCTTTTGTAGCCTCTGTTCTCATTCCCTATGTATTTTACATTTTAAGTTCCGGCAAGCTGTTTATTGCGTCCTGTTTTAGCTTGTCTATGGCGTGCATATACTTTTCTGTCATTTGTAGGCTACTATGCCCCAAAAGACTCGATACCGTCTTTATATTAGCTCCGTTATTAAGGATATTTACAGCAAAACTATGCCTCGCACAGTGCCAACTAATATTTTTATTGATTCCGGCTCTTTTTACCCAACGTTTCAATGATTTTAAGCACATTTCATAACTCGGCAAAGGAAATATCAAATCGTCCTTGCTATTGGAGTTTGCCGGCATACCTATCAACTTTAACAAACTATCGTTAAGAGGTATAACAACTCCGCTTTTTGTGCTATGTCCTTTTGTCTTGTTCTGCTCAAACCTCAACAGCTTATTAGAATAGTCCACATCGGCAAATGTAAGCTCTTTAACATCGCAAAATCGCAAACCGCAGTAGAGACAAAAAATAAATGCCCGCCTTATGTTGGGGTTCTCATTTTCCCGTTTTGTACCTATCAAAAGTTGCATCTCCTCCTGTGATAGTATTTCTTTCCTTAGTTGGCTGTCATCTACTTTTATAGAAATCCCGGAACACGGATTTATCCGCATTACACCATGCTCGACTGCATGTTTTATCACTTTCTTAAAACGTGCATATAGGCTTCTCGCCCCCTCCCCGACACTCCTGCTTTGCAAATACTCTGAAAAGGATAGAATCATATCCTTAGTAATCTGATCCGGCCTAATCATATCCTTATACTTGTTATATTCCGGTGTCTCATTAAGAAAATCGACAAACCGCCCAAATGCAATCCGGACCATTCTAATATCTTTCTTAGTGTAATTATCTATATATGTCTGGAAATAGTCTAAAAAATTTACTTTTCTATTGCTTTTAAGTCTATATCCTTCTGTCATTTCTAACAGTTCCTGCCCCTTCTCAAACCTTATCTTTTTTGCCAATTCCAACGTATCTTTATTCTGTTGCCTCTCTATCGGAGTTCTCGGTGTTCGATAAAGGTATAGATTCAAATGCTCCCTTTTACGGTCTTTCCTCGTAACTTCTCTGCCAAGTTTTTCATTATATATTTTTTGATACCCCAGATAATAATCGAGAAACAAACTTTCTCTACCGTCCGATAATACCTTAGCTCCGAGTTTGGGGTTATCTGTCGCATCTTGACTAATAATATATGTATTATCGCTTCTCAACTTTTTCTTAGTAGCCAT